CTGCATTTTCTCCATATCCATTTGATGTTTCATTTGTTCTAATTGTGCATCACCTTGAGAAGTTGCTTGTATAACTTGAAGTTTACCTTGAGATGTAGCTTGAGCAAGTTGAGCTTGACTTTGAGCCTGGCTTTGCATTGTCTTAGCTTGTAACTCTTGGTCTCTTTCCTCTTTACGTTTCTTCTTAACTTTTAGTAACTGAGATGCTATTTTAATATTCTTCACATTACGAATATCTATTGCATCATCTATATCAATTTTACCTGCTGCTAATGCTGCTTGAATGTTTTGATTTAACAACTGAGTTTCTTCTTCGTCTGGCATTAAATTAATGTATATACCAAAGTTGTACAAGTGTAGGTCTTTAATTTTATTAATTACATCTATACTTCCTCCTCCAATCATTAATGCAAAATCATCACGCATATCAGAGTACTCAAGAAGGTCTGACATTCTATAACATATACATTCAGCAATCCTTCTAGTCATAAATAAACCACTTTGAAGAATATGTCTTGTAGCTGTGTTAGAGTTTAAAGCTGCTAGTTTTTGAAGACCTACTAAACTATTCTCATCTGGCATACTTCCATCACGAGCCTCATTAAGACCTGTGCTTTGACGAATCATATCTAGGTAGTGATTATACATACCAAGAAGACTTTGTAGCTTAGCGTTAGCTCCTGAAGCTGTAAGCTCTTGAATTGGCATACGAGCATTATTAAACTCTCCATCTTCTGTGTAACTTCTTCCTACAACTGACCCTGTTTGAAAATATAAATTTAATGCTTGTTCTGGACTATATGTTTGACCATTTCCTAAATTCACACCATTTAATCCATCTATATCTAAGAATACACCATCAGGTTTCATTCCAGAGATAACTTGCTGTAGCTTTAAGTGTGTAAGTTGTATTTGGTCTGCAAAAGGAATCATTCTTTTAACTAATGAATCTATTGCTCCTCTGTACATTCTTGGAGCTGACATAACGTATGGAGGGTAAACTTTAGATATAGCAGATTTAGGTCTAACCATATTTTTCATTACCTCCCACTTTAGCAAGTAATTTGTACCCATAACCAATATTCCCTCAAACCAAACATCTATTCTTTTAGATATTTTTTCAAATTGAGCATCATCAGTTTTAGGTCCTTGAAAGCTATCATCTCTCTCAATTACTTTATCTCCACCGTTAGCATTTCTTTTTTTCTTATAAACTACATTCAAATCACTTTTGTATGAGAAGAACAATAGTGTTGCTGAATTGTTTCTAATGTTTCCTCCTAATATTGTACCTCCTTGAATGTTTTGGTAAGCATCCCATTTAGAAGCTAACTTAGAAATTTCTTTAATCTCTTCTTGAGTTAAATTAGGATTTAATTTTTTTAGCTCTGTAATAGGCACATTTTTAACCTCTCCAAAATAATAACAATCTTGAAAAGTAGGGTCTTCAGTTGGACTAAATACCATATTTGCAGGATCGCAATATTCTATTCTAACTCCATTGTGTGTATCAAAAGAATGTCTAACTGCTGAAACACCTAATATAACTTGGTCTTCATCTGTTCTTCTTTTAATTAAATCGTAGTTATTTATATTTAAAACATTCTCAATAGCTTTTTCCTCAGCAATCTCAATCTCATCCTTGTAGAACTCCATGTGCAAATCAAGCTCTTGCTTGTTCTGTGGCATTTCTTCTTCAGGAATTGGATACATATCAATACCTAATAAATTCTTAGCATCTTTCAATAGAGGAGCAGCTACCATAGCTTTCTCTACCTCTGTCTTATATCTATTCTTTTTATCTGAAGATATGTTATCTACTGCCTCTGCTTTAACTTCATATTGCCTAGTAGACATTCCATTAACAACTATATCAACAAACTTAGGTATAATTGGAAGTGGTGTCCAATCTAAATTAAGGTAAGAAATATCTCCATTAACAGACATCTCTTTCTTATATTTTTGAACTGATTGTTCTCCTCTTGCGTATAATCGCAATTTATGGAAGTGGTCTCTTGTAGTATAAAACCTTGAACCGTTTAATGATGTTTTTCTGAACCATTCCGCTGTAATTGCTTGCCCCACGCTCCTACCATAATCCTCACTTTTCTTTATCTCATCAGTAGCTAGTTGATCAGGAAAATATATGTTAGGCATAGTTAAATCTTGATTCATATATGTTTTTCTTTATTTTAGTAATTCGCTGTGCATTCCTTTATTAGAATATCTTGCAAAATTAAACATTATTTCGGTATTATTTCGTATGGGTTTTGTAACGTATGTTTGATTAGCCATAATAGCAAGACCACTACTGATGGTTGCATCAAATTTTGTACGGTTAGCAATATCAAAATTAGCCCAATCTAAAAGAGTTCTATTAAAATACATATTACCAACACTACCTTCTTCTCTAAACTCGCCACTATAATCTACTCCTACATATTGATTTATATATGCCTCAATAGCATTTGCTTGTAACTCAATAGTTTGCGTAGATGATGGAATCCCTCCTAATTCTTTTTCTGAGGAAGACAAATCATTCTTATGTTTGTCTGGTCTATTCAAAGAGAAACCACGATACCCTCTATTGGAAAAATACTTTAACTGACCTACTTTGTTATTCTCAATTAAAATTGGCATACCATAAAACACACAAGCCATTAAACAATTCTCATAAAACTCCTCTGAAGTTCTTGGTCTTGCAATGTATTCTAAAAAAAAATGATTACTAGGTGCGTCATCCATATTAAATTTTGTTAGTCCGTGAAAAGAACCTTTAGATCCTCCTCCTCCAACTACACCTGATATGTCATAAGTATCACAACCAAAGCTCCCAACGTGTGCGTTACCTGCATATTTCCTCCCATTTTTTATCTCTATGTTATTACGCATTCCAGGCTTAGGTAGCCAAGTGGTTTTAAAATCTCCATCATTACAAGGTGTCCATATAACCTCTGTATCTTTTATACCATTCTTCCAAGAAAACTTACCTGTTGTAATTACTCTTGAGTGTTCTAAACCATCATTATAATCTATCTGTTCGTATATCTTTGAAAGGTCAAACAAACTATTCTTAGCTTCATCACGAAATGCGTGTCCTTCTGTTCTAGGATTTTGTCTGTAAAACTCATTTAACGCATCAGAATCTTTTTTTAAACTCTCTACGCTATTCTCAAAATAATCTAATACTCCATCAAGAATATAACCTCCTTGAATATCTTTAATAGGTTTCTCAGGAGTTCTAAATACAGGGAAACCATAAATATCAATGTACCCCTCAAAGTTCCACTCCATAGGTATGAATAAAGCATAAAGACCACTCATAGTCCTTCCGTTCTTATCTCTCTTGGTTACATCACTATTGTAGTATAATTTTTTAAAGTTATCACCTCCATTTGCTTGAGAATTACAAGTACTTCCCATCATACACTTCCCTATAAGTTTACGACCAACTCTTAAACAAGTTTGTGTTACTTTCCAGTTATTTGAAATGTTATTTGGTCTTAACCATTTCCCACTTTCATCGTGCACAAGTAGTTTTAATTTTTCCCCATCATAAGAGTTATCTCCTGTGTTAGCCCAGTCAATAGAAGTATCTAATCCTTCCATCTCATCTTGAGCATCAGACATATTATTCTTTGTGATTTTAGACGCTGGAACACGGTAAGATATTTCTGTTTTAGGTTTATCCATACCATCCATAATCGGTTTAAAGAAAAAAGGGTAATTACTTGAGATTGGAACTACTTTATCAGTAAACATTTTCTTAGCATCACCTCCTGTTTTAGAAAGGATACCAAGCCTACTATCTTTAGATATTGTAGCTACATTTACAAGTTCAGAACTACCCATAAAAGAAAATCCAGAACGTCTATTCTTTAAGTAACAAATACCAAAACTCCTATCATCTGCTTTACAAGCCTCCCAAAATATCCAATAAATTCTATTGCTCTCTCTAAATTCAGGAAGACCAATATCAATCTTTGTCCATTGAAGGTACATATAGTGAGAACCTGTAATGTAAGAGGGTTTTCCATTATTCATAAAGAACATTCCTTCATCTCTCTTGTTAAATTCTTCTTCTATGTAATCTACCCATTTACCTTTAAATTCTTTAGGCATACTATTCCATTGAAAGATAGTCTTGATTTTTGATAGTTCTTTAGGGTATTCATCAGCTTCCCAATATTGCTCTTCAGGTTTTTTGTCTCTAATTTTTACTTTATTTGGGACAGAAGGTAATGCAACTTTAAGACCTTGTATGTTATATATCTCTCCTATAGTTCCATCTTTGGATATTACAACTACATCAAACTCTTGATTATATCCATATTCCCACCCCTTCTTTTTATTTCTTTTATCTATTTCTTTTTGAGGAATTAAATCTATTACAGTGTAAAGACTACTTTCCTTTGTTGCTTCGTTTTTCAGCAAAGCTTTCAAATTTTGGCTCATCTTTAGTTGAATTAGGATTATCTTCAAGAATGTCTTGTTCTCTTTGTATCTTATCTAAAATATAAAAAGCATCATCAAGAGCTGTTTTCTTTGCAAGTACAGCATTACGCATTTTGTCAGCTGTTATATCTACATCGTCATTGTCGGATATAATTTCATCAGCAAGAACTTTTATAAGTTCTGTAACAGATTTATAAGCAGCTTGAATAATCTGCTCTTTTAATTCTTTATGATTATACATTTAATTTAATTTAATTACTATATCATTGTCTGTCATTCTATATAGCTTCTCATCATCTATCTCGAAAGCATACTCACTATTCTTTTTAAAACCGACTATATCTCCAGGTTTAAAACCTAACGCTATTAAAGTAGGACATCCATATATCAATTCTCCAGAATGTTTCTCTTCTTTTTCTGTGTCGTAAAGCATTTCTCCTTGTTTGTTTTCTATTGGTCTCACGAAACAATAATTTAAGTTTGAAGACCATTCACTGCCCTCCTCATCTTTTCTTTTTAAATATATTCTTTCAGGACTAACCACATAATCACCATCTCTAAAATACTCTGGACTTTGCGTTTGTCTTCCCTTCATGTCGTAGTAAGTTCTAAATACATTGTGGTGTAACACTACTATATCTCCAACCTCAATATTTCCTTGATAATTTATAGGAAGTTCTTTTACTTTACCAAACCTATTAACGTGTTTTGATGATTCTAAAGAAGTGTTTACTGTAAACTGTAAACCATCAACTATTTTAAAATTGTTGTATTTTTCCCCATAAGGAGAAATTATAAAATTGTATGGACTCCTCATTAGTAATTTATATTAAATTCAACAAGGATTGGTAGGTTTTTATTTGGATTTTTCCATACCACTATTTCTTTACTCGCATTCTCTATCCATACATAGTATCCATCACCAATATCTGTAATAGCGTGTATGACATTAGACCCTCCTAATACTTCTTGTCCAACTATATAGTGCATTGAGTTTTTATAATCAAGACCAATAGTTATCTTTCTTATTTCATTTTTATTCATTTTATTTTATTTTATTTAATTCCTTGCAAATTTATGCTTTTTATATTAAACAAAACTTTTTACTAAAATAATTTCTTTTTCTTCTTCAATAGGAATATTGTTTTTAAATAACTCTTTAAAATCAATTTTTTTATTTAACCAAGTCTTTAAAATGTCAGTTGTTATCAATTCAAAATCAATAAAACTACTCTCTATAGGGTTTTCAAGTTCTAAAGTTCCAGAAGTATCTCCACAAATCCACTCAATAGATTTTATTACATTGGTTAATCCTTCAAATAGCTCAACATAATAAACATTTAATATTTTTAATTCCATAATTTTAGTTATTTGCTATTATTATCCAGTTTGCTCCTGTAGATACAACATTTATATATTTATTCAATGTAGCACCTAAAGCTACTGTTGTAAGTCCATCTATAGTTTGAGAAGATGTAGTTGCTACTGTTACAAGTGATGCTCCAGTATTTTTTATTATATAATTTTTTCCAGCACATCCAACAGCTGTTGGTAATGTTGCAGTAACTACTCCAGTTGTTACATGAATCAAATAATCAGATGTTTTTATTGAATAACTACTTGTAATTGCTAAATAAGGTAACACAACACTACCTGATACAATTTCTATTCCTCTAAAATCTTGAGCAGATGTTAAAGTAGGATTTATATATAAACCTCTTGTTATACCTGTGGCGACTCCTGCTGTTTGATTTATTATATTTGCAAGTGTTATACCATTGTAAGTTGCTAATCCAGTTGTAGGGTTAAAAGTTTCAATAGTTTTAAATACACCACATTCATTACTTGTAGCTGTTCTTGATCCTGTAACGCTACTTGCGAATATACCATAACCTTGCTCAGTTGTAAGATTATGAAATAATCCTATTGCTTTTCCACTTGTTGAAGTTCCTGATGTTATTCCTCCTGATAGACCTATTGTTGGAGAATATACTGGAAGCCCAAATGCAATAAAACCATCCTTTGAAATTGAAAATTTAGGTGTTCCAGAAACTTGAAATTGAAAAGGTACTGCATTATATAAACTTGCGGTATTTGTAACATTTATTTTTAATGTAATAGGATTTCCTGAAGCGTTGTTCCAAGTTTGTTGCAAATCTAACAAAGAACCTTGTAATCCTGTTCCTGCTAAAGTGGTATCTATTAATGTTACTTTACTTGTTGTAGAAATTCCTCCTACTCCAAGAGTTGTTCCATTATCTTGAATTAAACTATCTCCTAAAGTAGAAGTTCCTGTTGCTTTAGGTATATATCCTGATGTTAATGATAATGTTGCTTGTTTGCCATTTAATTGTGTTTGTATACTACTTGTTGCACCTTTTAGCCAAGTTAATTCAGAGAGTGAAGGATATGTTGCAGTATCTAATGATTGAATGTTTTTGCTTGCATCTAAAGCTAATATTTGAGATGCAGTTAATGAATTTAATATTGGTGCTGTAGAAAATGTTTTAGCTCCTGCTATTGTTTGACTACCTGTCGTTATTACTCCTCTTGCTGTAGCAGAAGCATCTGGAAGATTAAATTTATGGTCAGTTCCTGAATCAACTATTGCAAAGTCATTTCCAGTAGTTCCTGTAGTTAATGTTTGAGTAGCTCCTGTTAAAGAATTTATGGCTGTTAATCCTGTACCTGCCATTATACCACTTTGTTGTGTAACTGTTAATATAACTGATGGTATTATTGGATGAGCAAATGGAGAAGTTTGTGCTGCCTCATATAACAATCTAACGTGTGTATCTGGTGTACTCCACATTAATTGATAATAATACCCACCAACTACATTTAATACATAATTCCAAGAAGCTATTGTTTGTGAAGCAGTTGCGCCACCAGTCATTACTATTTTACCACCACTTCCTGGGACATCTACTCCGTTTTCTCTTAACCATATATCAATAGAATCAGTACCACTATTTGTTCTATCAAATTGTGCTGAAAACTGAATATTATAAACTCCTGTATTAGCAATAGTAATTCTTGTTAAATTACTGCCATCACTTACAACTGTTACTCCGTTGTTTAAATCAGTCATACCAAACTTTATTGCATAAGGTGTATTTATAGCAGCAGCAGTTTGTATAGTTCTATCTTCAAATGCTCCATAATAACCTGTTGGTGTAGGAGTTGCTGTATTAGTTAATATTCCACCTGATAGCGTAAGACCTGAACCAATAGTTATTTGTTCCATTACTCCTGTACCAGCCGTACTTCTACCTATCAACTTGTTAGTTGCCATAGATGTAGATATTACAGGTGTAGTTCCTCCACTTGAAGTTATAGGACTTGTTGCTGTAACACTTGTAACGGCTGTAGTTAAATATGTATTGCTATCTAAACTACCATCAGCTTTAACAAATTGAGAGGATGTTCCTGATATATAGGATATAGTTCCTGAAGTTGATTTTACTATTCCACTTCCTGATAAAGGAGCTTGATAATTTGTGGATACTGATATTGTTCCATCTGATGCTATTGAAACTCCATCTCCTTTTTTAACACCTCCTAATACTGATGATGTTGCTACAGGTAAAGTGTATGCACTTCCTGTACTTAAATAAGTAGCATCTGCATATCCTTTGTCTATAAGAGTTCTTGCATCAAAAGTGCCTGATAAATCTGTTTTATATTTAAACAATGTTGTACCTAAGATAATGCCATCTTGCTGTATTCTAAGTCTTTCGTATGGAGACAACCCATTTGGTTGATTTGTTGCAAAAACAATATCAGGTCTTCCTTCACTATTTGATATAAAATATATACCTGCTCTAACATTACCAGCGTTATAATCTTGACTTTGTATTCCTGATACTGATCCTTCAACTGGATAATTGTCAGGTGTTGGGTTTGGTATAAAATTTATTATAGCAGGATTTTCTGAATTATTACAACCATATTTAGTAGAATTTCTTCCAAATATATTTAATCCAGCATTTGTGTTTGTTGCACTTGTTCCAAATAATAAAACTTTTCCAGAGTTGTTATTATAAATATCGTCAGCTACTTTAGTCCAATCAGTTATAAATGTTTTTTCTACTAAATCTCCATCTCCAATTCCTGTTTTATACCAATATTCTTTTCCTGCAATATTTACAGTAAGTCCTCTATGCCTTACAGAAGATAATATTGAAGTGTTAGCTTCACTAACAGTTGCATAAGGAGATAATCCATTAAAATATTTATCGTCAAGAGGTTTTTGTTGTCCAACTCTTATACTGTCTGTTAAATTAATTGCCATTTTTTATGAATTTCTTAATTGTATATTAGTTGATTCTGTTATTAATCCTGGACTAACGTGTATTTTGTAATTTACATTTGACCATAAACTAGTTGTACAAGCTAAAATTGTAGCAGAGCCAAATACTCCTCCAGGAATACTACCATTACTTAAAGCTGTTACATACCATACTGTTTTAGTTGTTGATGTACTTGGATATGCTACAGCTAAATATTGTCCAGTAGCAGCAAAAGGAATACTAATTGTACCTGTTGAATCACTCACAACTTTATTTGCTGTTCCTGAGTTAATTGCAGATTGCATATTTGCAGCAGTAATTGGTGATGATGATTTATACCAAAAATATGGATATATACCTTGCACTGTTGTTGATTGCGTTGTTGAAGTTGCTCCTGCTAAAGGAATATCAAAATTCCCTCCTTTACTATTTAATGGTTGAATACCTGTTGCGTAAGTAACAGTTGCATTAAATGTATTGCCAGTTTCTAAAAGCGTAGGTGTTATTGATTTTGTATTGCTACCTTGTGCAACTCCATCAAATGAATAACTTGACGCAGTGCCAGCTCTATATCCTTGAGTAACTGTAGGTTGCCAAATGCCAGATACTATGTTTCCTAATATGTTGCCTTGATTAAAATTAAATGTTAATGTAATAGCTGATGAACTTCCAATTTCTCTGACACCTGCATTATTAGTCAATGAAAAACTTGGAGGAGTTAAAGTAGGATTAAAAGTTTTAGTTAGTAAGTCTTCTACAAATGTTTGTAAAGTAGTTCCAATAGGTATTACTTGTTGGGCTGCTACACCACCAACTTCGACATCCGCAGTTACAGCAGCTGTTGTTACAGAGGGAACAGGAGAAGTTATTGTTGACCATGAATAAGAAACATCGTTTAATGTAATTGCGTCAAGGTCTATTGTTAAATTATGACTTGAATCAAAATTATCAATAATTTTTATTGTTGGAAATTCGTCTTTGTTTAAATATAATTGTCTATTATTTACAAAATTTGTTGATTGTATAAACGCTGTACCAGTACCACGATAATTAGATATGCCATTTCCACTATTAACTACACTTTGTAAAGTAGGAATTGAAGATGAAGAAGGAGAAGAATAAAGAGATATTAAATAATCTTTATCTTCTAATATACTTCCATTTCCTTGAATAAATTCTAAATCAACAACAAAAAAATTATTATCAGGAATATAAGGAGTGATATTTGTTATTTTGTAAACACCAAATTCATTTATATTCTCACCTCTTGAAAGTATTATTTTATCACCATTTATGAAGTTTAAATATTGAGAAATAGAATTTCCTTTTAAACTTTTATTACTCATTAAAAATGTAGAGATAGAAGAAAATAAAACTGAAGGTCCTCTTTCTGTAACAAAAGATATAGTTCCATCACTTCTTTGTTCTCCTATGTTTAATGTTTGATAAGTAAATTTTAAAAATGGAGAGTCTATAACTTGAGAATGATTATAATATTCAGCTAAAGAAGTAGGTGTAAAATTTTTTGTTTCGTTATTATTATTAGAGTCAGTTCCTATCCACTTATCAGTAGCAGTTACATTGGTATCTTTAATATAATTATTTATCCTCATTTAATGTATTTTTTATATAAAACATAACCTACAATAATTAAAACAAGTATCCACCAATAAGACAAAATACTTTCTATTCTCTCAGATTTTTTTATAGATGTTTTTTTTGAAGAATCTTTCCTTTCTTTTTTTGCAAATACAATATGTTTTTGATTGATTTCAGACACTTTTTCTATCTTGTCTATAGCAATATTGTTCTTGTGTTTTTTAATCCTTAAAATAGCATTTTTTACAGTGTCTCCTTTATAGATAAATGGTTTTGTTTTATCTATAGGGGATATTTCTATTTCAGAACCTTCAGAACTATCAATTACTTTTGTTTCTATATTGGTATTTTTAATTACTTTAGAAGAATCTACTTTTTTTATTTCAACAACTTCTTTTTTTATTTCTTCAACTTCTGTTTTATGTACTTTTCTTGAACCACAAGATATAAGACTTACACATAAAATTACTGCAAACATTATTTTTTTCATTTTGGAAGTCTTTTAATTACTGAGTTCATAACTGATTTTAATTGGTCTGCATAATCTGGAGCTGTTGCATATCCAG